GTGCCTACGGTCCCTATAGGAGTTCTTAATCGCTATTATAGAGACATCGGACTAAATGTCCGTACTTACTCTTCCTTTATGTTCAAATATAGGTAAGAATAAGATAAATGAAATTAAGAAGCTTATTACAGTCTTTTATGGACAAATATAAAATAAAATGCTTACATCATTATTATCTTTTTTTGCGCAGGCTCCTATAATTATATATCATAATGTGGAAACAGATAAATCCATAATTTTAACAGATAATAAAGGGAAAGCAGGTATATACAAGTGGACTCATAAAGAATCTGGTAAAATCTATATAGGTAGTGCTGTAGATTTATCTAGACGATTAAGTAAATATTTTTCATCTTCGGAGTTAAAACGAGCAGATAATTATATCTCCAGAGCAATTATCTCTCATACTCATTCTGCATTTTCTTTATCTATACTTGAATATATTGATATCTCGACTTTATCTATTCAAGAAGCACGAAAATTGATTCTTTCTCGTGAACAACACTATATTGATTCTCTTTTGCCTGAATATAATATAAATCCAATAGCTGGATCTCGCCTAGGATCACTTCATTCTAATGAAACTAGAGCAAAAATGAGTGAAGCTAAATCTAGTGTAAATCATCCACTATTTGGTAAAGCTCATTCTGCTGAAACTTTAGCTAAAATGAGTCTTGCTAAATCTGGTGAGAATCACCCTATGTTTGGGAGAATAGGTGAAAAGCATCCTATGTTTGGTAAAAATCTTTCAGCTAATACTAAAGCTTTAATGAGTATTGCAAAATCAGGTGAAAATCATCCACTATATGGGAAAACTCATTCTGCTGAAACAAAAGCTAAAATTAGTGCTGCTAATGGAATTACAATTTATGTTTATGATGCTGATAAAACTACACTTGTTAATAGTTTTGCTTCGGCAAGAAAAGCTGGTGAATACTTTAATTGTTGTCATAAAACTATTAAAAGATATGCTTTAAATGGTTCAATATTTAAAGATAAATGGATATTATCTTATACAAATACCTAAAAATATTTCTAATGAGATAGTAAAAGAAGCTGGAGAAGTTAAAGTTATTGGGGATAAAATTGTTATTCCAAAAGGACAATATAAAATTGAACAAGTTATAGATGGTGTAGATACTCAAATAACCCCACAACAAAAACAAGATGCTTTAAATGCTTATACGGATTATATAGCAAGAGTATCTTTAGGTATAATTAAAAATCCTTCAAGTGGTGAGTATAATTATGAATCGAAAGTAAGAGATATAGTTTATCATGGTACCAAAGGAGAAAAATTTGATAAATTTAAATCTTCTGAAAAAGGGGAATTTGGTAAAGGTGTATATTTTGGGGATTATCAAACAGCTTTAGAAAATACAGATATTTTAGATGATTTTACACTAGAGCCTATAACAGGATTTGATAAAAATAAAATTATAGCGGCTATAATAAATACTCAAAATGTACACAAAAGAGATTTAGGAGGTAATGGTATTAGAAATGAATATGTAGTTGAACCAGAACAAATCCACATATTAGGTTCTAAACAAGATATAGAAGGATTTAAAGAGTTTGTAAATAATGTAAAAAATAATTCTGAAGATGTTTCGGAATACGATAAGTATTTTGGTGACGTTATATCTAATGAAAATGTAACAGATCAGAACGATAATAATCTACAGGATACATTCCTTCAAAAAGAAAACGAATCCAAACTTCCTTCTAACAAGGAATTGAATAAGATGATGCAAATATTCCTTGAAAAGATAGGGGTAAGGATTAATGCTGTAGATCATATAAAAGATACCAACGGTAAAAAATTAAATGCTATAGCTAAAGCTGATATCATGTCTAAGATTATAGACGTGGTACAAGGTAAAGCTGATATCACAACACTTCCTGAAGAAGCAGGTCACTTCTTTGTAGAGTTACTTCCGAGTAACAGTCCTCTTCTTCACGAAATGATGAATAAGATTACCAGTTATAAAATATACGGTCAAGTGTATGAACAATACAAAAAAGTTTATACACTTCCAGATGGTAGTCCTGACTTTGTAAAAATTAAAAAAGAAGCTATAGGTAAACTTATAGCTCAGCATATTATTAAAGATTTCAAAGGTTCTGAATCTGATTCTAAACTTACGTCAATTAAAAATTGGTTCAGAAAAGTAATCGATTATATTTTAAGTATTCTTCATAAAGCTGGATTTGTAGTTGAGAATCCTTTTGAACAAGTGGCTAAACAGATTTTAGCTGCTGATACTACAGGATTAAATCAAGAGGCTTCTGTAAGAAGTGAATTATATCAACTAGATCCAGATGGAAATACTGATGCTGAAATTGAGGATGTTATAGACGTTTCTTCTGCTGAGAATAAACTGATGGAAGATCAGTCTAAGATTGTTTTGGATAATTCTATAGATCCTGTCACTAAACAGAAAAGACACGTATACACTTATGAAGGTAAAAAAGTCAAATCTTCTGTTACTCAGAAGTACGTAGATCCTTGGATAAGAAAGATATACAATACCGATATCAGAAGTGAAATTCAAAAAATCATAGATTTAGAAAAAGCTCATTATGGTGATTTGAGTCACGAAGAAATGCAAGGTATCGTTAGTTCATGGACCAATCCTGATGGAACTTTAAAATCAGAACAAGGTCCTCATCAGATTGTTACCAACAAAACTGTATATGACAAACTGAACAATCTTTTCCAACAAATCGCATCTCAATATCCAGAAGGTACTAAGTTTAAAGCTGAGGTAAAGATATACGATAAGATAGCTGATGTAGCCGGATCTATAGATTTGTTAGTTATTCAACCTAACGGTGTTGTTGATATTTACGACTGGAAAACTCAGGAAATACATAAAGACCAAACTGAATTGAAATGGTACAAAGAAAAAATGTACCAAATACAACTTGAGAATTATAGGAAGATTCTTGAGATGGAGTATGGTTTTGTTAAATTTGGTAAAATCAGAGCTATTCCGATTGCTACTAAATTCCAATATTCTAAAAAAGGTATTCTTAAGCTTTTAGATATAGAAGTTGGTGATGTAGATCCTAGAAACATTCCTGACGAAAAGAGCTATTTGTTACCAGTAACATTGATGGGAGAGTCTACCGGTAACGATATGTTAGATGAGCTCATTAAAAGATTGGAAGGAATATATAAGAAAATAGAAGCTGTTCGTTATAAAAACGAAGAATACTACAAAAGAGTAGAAGAACTTGCTAAAATCAAAACTTCTATAAGAGATATCCGTCTCCGTGGAGAGATTAATAAATTTATTGATTTAGGTATTATTGAATACAATAAATTTAAGAAGAAATTAGATAACGGAGAATTAACAGGTAGAGATCTTCTTGAAGCTAAACGGGTTATGAAGGTGTTTGAAGATTCTGGTAAATGTTTAGGTGAGCTTTTAAAAGAGTATAAAAAAGCTGCCGAAGAATCTAAAGATCCTGATGCATTAAAAAATTATGAGAAGACCCGTAACAGATTGTTTAATATGTCACAAAGTGCTAGTACTTTGTTAGTTGAAATAATGAAATACAATAATAAACAATCTGAACAACTAGCTCAGAAAGAAGGGATTTTCAACCTTCTAAAACCCGAAGCTCCTATTGGAGCATTGAATGGTTTGATGACTGCTCTTAGTGGAATTACTCATAAATCTTTCAGATTGTTCTCTAACTTATTGAGATTTGAGCAAAATAAGAGGGATGCTGAGTTTAAAAACTATGTAGAAGAATCTGAGAAAATTAAAAAGAAGTTTTTAGACTACTGTAAGAAAAAAGGAATCACTCCTATTAAGGCTATGAATATGTTGTTGGATATTGACGAAAATGGAAATTGGAGTGGAAATTTTATTAGAAAATATAAAAAAGAATTCTCAAAAGAAAGAGAACAAGCTTTAAGAAAAGGTGATGTAAAATGGTTTATTGATAATATTGTATATGACGAAGAGTTGCATCAAAAATATTTAGAAGCAGAAAAAAAGATAACCGAACTTTATAATAGCATTGTGTATTCTTTAGACGAAGAGACTCAGAAAAAAGAAGTTGAAAAAAGAATTAAACTTTGGAAAGAGAAATATCAGGTTATAAAAGATGATGAAACATTAAATTACCAAGCTTTAATGAATCCTTCGAACAGGTTCGTTAGACCGGTTGACAAATGGTTGACTGAAGAATGGAATGAGATTCATAACAACGAGGAGAATGCTCCTCTTAAAGAGATGTACGAGTTCTTCCAAAAAACAATTCGTAAAGCTGAAGAACTAGGAATGTTAGACGGATATAATCCTAGATTTATTCCTTCTATATACGCTAGTAAGTTAGACCATTTGGTGTTCGGAGATATTAGCAAACTGTTTAGTTCAGAAGGATTTTTTGAAAATCTACAGGTTGATGCTGGTAATCAGTATACTCCGGAGATAGATCCTGTAGATGGTACTATTATCAATAGAATTCCTGTTTATTTTACAAATGATATAGGGGTAAAGCGTGAAGACGGTACTATGGATTATTCTAAAAAATCTAGAGATTTATTTAAAGTATTCACCGTCTTTGCTGCTCACATGTATAACTACGAGGCTATGAGTAATTTGGAAGATTCTGCTTTGATGTTACTTGAAGCCGAAAGAAATAAAAAATCTTTAGTTACTGACAGCTTTGGAAATCTTGTATTTGAGAACGGTACGGTAAAAGCTATAGACAGTAACGATAAGAATGCTAAGATGTTAGAGGATTTTGTGAATTTCTACCTTTATGACAGAATTTCTGGAGCTGGAGCTGATGTTAAATTCAAATTATTCGGAAAAGAATATTCTGTTTTGAAAAGCGTAAGACAAGCTATGAGCTTTTTCAGTCTTAAAACATTAGGTTTAAACCCTATTTCCGGTACAGCTCAATTTGTTGGTGGTACTGGTAACGCTTTATTTACTGCTCAGAAAGGTATCATGTTTACAAAAACTCAGTGGGCTAGAGGGATATACAGATGTGTGTCTTCTAAAAAAGCCAGAGCAGCTATAAAATATTTCGATGCTCGTTTAGAAGGAACTAAAAACTATGATATTAATGATGCTTCTTTATCTAAAGCTAATAGTATACTTAATGCGGATACAGCTTTCTTTATACAAAGAAAGTCAGATGCTGCTGTACAAGACCCTGTACTGTTAGCTTTGATGGAGAATCACATGCTCACTGATGACGGTAGAATTGTTAAAATAGATACTTATGTAAAAGAGAAGTATGATTACAATAACAGCTTTTACAATAAATCCAGTTCTGAACGTAAAGAAATCCGTAAAAAAATAGAAGCTGAAGTTAAAGAACTTCAAGAAACTAAATCTCTTTTTACTATCGGTAAAATAGACGATGAAGGTAAATTCTATATTCCCGGATTAGATAAAAAATCTAAAGAGTTTTCTAAGTTTAAGGATAAAGTAAAAGCTGTGTCTAAGAGTATTATAGGTAACTCTAGTCACGATGATATTAACCGGATTAGAACTACTGTTTTAGGTATGGCTTTAATGCAGTTTAGAAACTGGATTCCAGCCATGGTAGCAGAGAGAACGGGTAAATTTAAATATGATGATGCTTTAGAGACTTATACTATCGGTAAGTTAAATCTGTTCATCTCTGAAATGTTCTCTTCTAAATTCCCTTCTCTGATTAAGTCTTTACTATTAGGATTTGGTACAGATGGTATAGCAGCAGCTAAAGCTAAGTATCAAGAAATGAAAAGAAAAGCTTATGAGAAAGGGGAGGAGTGGACTATTACCGAGGGAGAGTTTATAGATCTTTACATAGGTTCTCTAAGATCTCAGATGTTAGAATTGATTGTAATCTTAAGCTTTGTAGGATTAATGTTTGCTTTGTTCTCTTCAGGAGATGATGATGATAAGCCTAGAGACGGGTTCCTGATGTATTTAAGCAGAGCTATGGACAAGTATAAACAAGAATTTTTGTTCTATTACGATCCTCGTGAATTTACAAATTTAGTAAGAACTCCTATCCCTGTAGTAGGATTGTTAGAAGATTTCTATAGATTTGTAGGAGCTTTTGCTGAACAATCAGCTGGGGTTATAACATCTAATGAGGAGATGATGGACAAAGCTAAACCCGGTAAATATTTCCTCAGAATGGTTCCCGGTTTCAATCCTGCTTTGGTTTTAATGGCAGCTTATGATGATGAATTTAGAAAAGAGTGGGGAATAAAAGTAACGATCAATTAACATATAACATTGACAATCAATAAAATAAGCAGCTGTAACAGGCTGCTTATTTGTTTTTGTTTGCAAGCAGGTGTTTTTTAAAAAAGATGTCGAAATTTATATCGTCTAAATAACAGTTTTCTAAAGCTTTGACTCCTAGTTTGAAGTCTTCAGTAATTCGCAGTCCTAATTCTCTATCTTCTTCCGTTTCTAAAAGAGAATCTGCTCGTGCTTTTATCATCCGCAAGAGCTTTATAATTTTAATTTCTTCTACGATCCTATTATCTTCATAAGGATGTAGGATATATCTTAAAGCGTTTTCGTAGTTATCAGGTAATGACCAATCGGCTTTTCTAAACTTATCGGAATTTACAAAGTCGATTACTCTTTGTTTATATTCATTAAGCCTTTTGTTATTGTATTTGTTAATCAATTCTAGATCTACTATTTTTCTAGCTTCTTGAATAAGAATAGATTTGTTTCTTTCATATAATGCTGCCTTGTATTGAAGTACATCTCTATAAGTATCCCATCCGTTTCTAACAGGACCGGGGTTGTATAGGTTATTAATATTTATAATAGTTTCGTGATAGATTTCGATATTATAAATAATCTGAGTTTGTTTTGCACTTAGTCCTACAAAAATGTCTTGAGCGTAAATGAATGTACTTATAAAGATTAGTAAAATTAATAATATCTTTTTCATAATCAGCAGTTTAACTTATCAAATATATAAATAATTTTAAAAAAAAGAAGGGGACTATAAATCCCCTTCTCTCATCGTATTTTTCATTCTGAATGTGAATTCGAAATTAATAAAGTATAAACCTATCGTGTAAACAAGATAATCTACTAATATAGGTTTTTTGTTATCACTAATTCCTTCTATGAATGTATGCATCTCATAAGAGAATCCTAAGACTCCCTTTTTAAGGTTTAATATTTGTACTTGAAATTTCATATCTTTTTAGTCTTAAAGCAATTTCTATTTTTAAATGAGGTGAATAAATCCTTTCTTTACTAATACATTTCCTTCTTATAACCCCAGGTTCTATTCCTAAGATTCTTCCTGCCTTTCTATAAGAATTATAACAACCGATAAGTTTTTTCTCAGCCGTCGGTTCTTTCGGGTTGTAAACACAAACTTGTAATCCTATGTCTTTTAATGAATTTTTTACAATGTTCATTAAGTTCAGATTATTTGTTTTTTAGAATTTTATAATAAACTTTTTCAGGTTCTCCTTCAAAGCTTATATCAATCAGAAGATTTGTTACACTGTCTCGATATCCTCCTTCTTCTTTTCTGAGAATACCAGTTTCTCTTATATAAAGTCTATCCCAAGCGAATTCAACTTGAACAATATCTTGTTCAGAGTTAATCCATCCCGGATAATCGTTCTTGTTTATTTCCAATATCATTCTCATCGTCTAGAGGGCTTATTTTAACTTTAAGAATGTCTTCGTCTTTAGATGTAAAATGAATTGAAGAATCTACAGTTGATGTCAATTTATTTGGATTTTGTTTCCAAAACTCATGTCTTATTATTTGGTGTATGTCATGAGCTATTCTACAGGTTTCGTCAACATCTATATGAAATATTCCAAGACTGGTTTCAAAACCTCTTTTAAGTCCGAATATTCTATTTCTACTTATTATTAACGAAGGTTCTATGTCTTTATGAAAATCAACACTTCTTTTTGAAATGTTATAGTTTATTGTAGGGTGATTTTGTATATAGTCAAATTGACCTAAACCAATTCTACAATACAGTTCCAGAGCTTCTGAAATAAGTCTGGCTTGGTCATCAGTTAAAGTTAAAACTTTCATATATTAAGTTTTTTTTCTTCTACGAAATGTCTATATTGGATAAATCCATCATTCTTCAATTATTTGTCTATAACTTTTAAAACCTTTATAATTTCTAAACCATCCTTTTTCTTGTCCTTTAAAAGAATTATTATACTCCTCTTCCGACACACATAAACAACAATGTTCTAAAGGACTTCGATGATTAAGTTCAATCAGTCTATCATGTAGTTCAATCATTTTTTTATAATCAACTTCTTTCTCATCACCTATAACAGTATAAGATGTTCTAGCAGCCATAGCTGTTGATACTTTTACTGCCCATTTAGATACATCAACTATTTCTGTAGGATTATCTATATAATGTTGTGCAGATGCTTCTCCTAATTTAATATAATCAATTTTATCTTCAAAAGGAATATGCCATTGTCCACTTTCTAATTGTTTCGGAGTAGATTCCTTCATAGCATCATAAATCTTCTCAGCTAAATCCATCATGTGAATTTCAGCTTGACCTTTATTGATTTTTAACCAATGTAAGTCTGGGATACCCTTGTATCTTTCAGGATCATTTTTGATTACATCTTTCTTACTTTTAAATACCCCATAATCTGATTTATAAACAGGGCATCTTAACTCAAAAAAAATATCCCAACCTTCTTTACTACCTGTAATTAACATTGTAGTCCACATGAAAGGTTCGAGCAAGCGATTGCATAACTGCTTGGTTAACTTACATTCATATAACCATGAAGCTGTTTGGACAGCTCTATCTCTTGCAAGTAACCAATTTTGTTCAAGTGCTTGTAGATCTATTTTATCAGTAAAATATTCAGTTCCCTGCATACCTGAGTGGTGTTTTTGCCACGCAATCGGGATGAAAGGATTATTTTGAACAGCTTCTACCATCTTCTTAAATGGTATAGCTCTATGACTAGACGTATTCTTACTCAGCATCCGATGGGTATTTATTTCCGCAAGGATTATTCTTGGGAATGTAACTAAAACACTTGTTAATCTATCCCCATGTTGATTAATACTATCTGCTACAATTTCTGCTTTAAACATGATTTATTTTTATTTATTTATTAAACTTTTAAATTCTAATTTAGATTGATGACCGAGTTTTTGTTTACTTAAAAGTTGATAATATTTATCTCGATATTCGATCATAGATTTTCTAAGTTTTCTATTTTCTTCACGAAGCTTTTCATAATCTTCTCTAAGTTTTTTATCAGCCTCGTAATTCTTACAATTATATTCCAGCTCAGCTACTTCACTTTTTAATTCACCGATCTGAAATCTTAATTTTTTTATGATGTCAAACATAAATCGGAAGCCTTCTTTTTCAGAAAACTGTCGATAGATTTTAAGTAAAACTTTTTCTTCACTCATGTTATAGTTCATGATAGTTAATCTAATAGTTTGTATTCTACTTTATGTTTTCTATGTTGTTCTTCAATATAATTTTCTATTTCTTCCTGTTTTTCTTCAGGTAGGTCTAATAACATATTTCGTATGTTATCTAACCTAAGTCCCATATCTTCATTTAACATACCTTTTTCCATGGTTTTTATCTCAGAAGGAGAGAGATAAGTTTTCAAATTGTTGATAACGTAATCGATCTTAATTAATTGATTACGAATGAGTTGTTTCATAAAAGGTATTTTATTATTACTTTTAAGAATTCTAGTAAAACAACTCTTACTTAAATTTAAGTAGCTATAACCGTAAAACAGGTCATAGCTACTTGCTTCTTCATTCTTACTCATCTAAATATTCATTTTCAACTTTAATGTCTAATTTAACTGTCTCAACTTTAAAGGTTGTAAGATCCTCCACTGTAAACACAGCAGCTCCTGATTCAGGATCTTTAAGAACCTCTAAAGCAGTGGAAGCAGCATCTTTAGAATCTCTTGCATCCACTATCCAGTTCCACGTGACTTTATGCTTCCTGTCATTCATAGGTTTATTTTTTATTTAATCGTTCTTCTATATAATTATTAATATCCAGTTTTGTCATAATGAGAGTTGGTTTATGTATGTTTCCTTCTTGATTATCATAATCTAATACACAGATATTTAAATCTTCTGTGGTAGATATGATGTTTTGTATAGAATTGTTTTTAATTTCAATTACAACTGTATTCATATACATTTTATTAGTTTTCTAATGCAGCTCTTTCAGCTTCTAGATTTCTATTAGACGCAGCTTCTTTACTGAACTGATTCCCGTAACGAATTCTTAATTTGTTAATTAATTTTTGTCTTCCGTCAGAAGTATCTATGTTATAGCAACGAGCTATCAATTCTGTAGACACGATTACATTATTGATTAATGTAACTCTGTCTACATTTTTTCTTTTATCATAAACCCATTCTGCTTTGTCCGCATCTAATAATTGTCCTATATAGTTGTTCATATTGTTGATTAATTTATGAACATCTATAACATCTTTTTCAGGAAACAATGTCAATTGTTTAATAGTAAAATCTAGATTTTCCAATATATTAATATCATGAATTCTACAATAATTTACAGCATAATACTGTATATCCATTAGTTCCTCCATGATATTAACAACGTCATCTTTTTTAATAGCTTCAGGTAGTTCACTCATAGATTCTGAAGCCATTCCTACACTCATATGTAGGGAGTTAAGAATACTACTCCCTAGATTAGCACACGTTTTTTCAGTTTCTTTTTGAAATTCTCTTAAATCCATAATCTAAAACATTTCTAGTTGAACATAAACAGGTTTATTACTGATTTGAACTTTATTTTGATTAAGTGTTATGTTGTTTATTTCATCATAAATTTTTTTTAAATAGTAGTCTTTATTAATTCCTAATGAGTCAAAATCATCAGTATTAATTTCTCTTATGTCATTACAAGTAGTTTGCATCCATTTCCCCGCTTCCACTTGTAATTCTCTTCCATCGGGATGATATTTAATTAACTTACATCCTGAATGAGAAATATAATATCTGACAATTTTGTTCATAGGAATTTCTTCACATTGTTGCTGATTTACACTTACCTTTTTAATCCTCCATTCTCCTTTAACTCTTACACCAGCACAGTAATCGTATATGTTTTTATTTGTTTCCAGATATTGTTCTGGATTAATTCCGTTTACGAAATATTCGTAAATAGCTTTAGGTATTATTAAGAAGCTTTTGTTCTTATGGAAAACCGATACTTTCTTTTTATCCATATCTTCCCAATCAAAAGCTCCTTTACATTTAGTTTTATTGTTTTCATAAATTCCAATGTAATTGTTTACATCTCTAATGATCATCTTTTTATATCTATCATGTTCAAGAGATAATCCTGTCATGGTTTCCCACTCTTTACAGATTTCATAATATTTATCCAAACTTTCTTCAGGAATCATCATCTCTAAACCATCTGTATTTTGCATAAGAGGTTTTGATAAAGGAATTCCTGTGGATATCATCTCATATAACATAGTAAGTAATAATTGACCATTGAGAGTAATTCTTAATGTCATCATCGGATCGTATAGGAAAGAGTTTTCGTCATTGCTCATCCCGTATACGGAGTTCAACATGAGTTTATAAATTTGGTTTTTGGGATTAGATTTAGGAATCTTCTTTCTTTCTTCAAAGATATTTTTATACAATTTACAGAAGATTTCTGTAGGGAAGTGAGCGGGTGACCAGTGATTAACGATTGCTAGATTTGGATAAAAACTAGTTACATCAGCTGTTACTATAACATAACCATTCCCTGATTCATAAACCCCGGGATCAATACAACCGTGAACACCTCCTAAACCGTAGTCGGTTTTTACTCCCTTATGGGTGATAGAAAGTTTATATTTTTTAGTGTCTTCTTTAAAGTTGACAACTAAATTTTCAACCCAATTCTTTACTTTATTGAATTCAGGAACATTGAAATGTATATACGGAAGTATAATGTCTTTACCGTAGATGTTAGAACGATATGTTCTTAATTTTTTTATTTTTTTTACAGGAATATTCAAAGCTTCAGATAAAAACTTAGCAAACAATTCTTTAGAAAGTTTCGGTTCTGAAGCTGAATATAAATTCAATCCATATTCTCTACTGGTATCAACACGTAGCTGGACATGTTCTCTAGCTAATGTGTAAATATGTTTAGTAGATCGAACATCATTTTTACAGTACTCGATTACTTTATTTAAATCATCATCGTTCTCAATTTTAGAAGTATGATGGATAGGTATCTCTTCTACATTGAACCAATCCATGGCATACTGTGCCCATTTCAAACTCGTACTCTTAGCAGCAGAATCCCAGTGCATCAATCTGAAAACATCTATTTGACCTATTTTCATTTTCCATATCGGATAATCCAATTTAACCGAGTCATTTCTATTAATAACAGATTGAGCATATTCATAAATTCTTTCAGTCAATTCATCTGCCGATAATCCAATCAACATTTTCTTTGAAGAAAGAATCCAATGTGTTATCTGAGCATCGAAATTCAATCCGTTAAAACTTATATGCCATTGGTTGTTATTGAGATTCTCTTCTAAAAATGATATAAATTCTTTTATATCATTACGTTCTCTGTTTATTATAAATAATCTTTCTTCATCTGTTTTATAATGAAGAAAATATCCGATAAAACAGTTAGGTAGAGTTTCATAGTCCATGACCCAGTGGGTCTGTATTACTATTTCCTGATTTTCCATAACTTAAGAAAATAAAAAAGCAGGGGTTAACCCCCTGCTGATTACCACAAAAATTAAACATTAACTTATGGCAGTATGAACACAAGAAAGCCTGCTTGCACATTTTCCCTGACGGGTTAACTCTACAAAGTTAACGGTGTAAATCTACAATTCCAAATTTATTTGTAGATAAAACGTACTTTTCTCTATACTTATCATACTTATCACACAATTCGTGGACATCTTTTAGGACGTCTAAGTCTACATCTAATAGTTCTGAATAAATTCTGTGATACCTTTCTGGATATAAAAAGCTACTGATATAAGGATATTCAGGTGTGTCTACACCGTAATAGAAGATAATAGAATATTTTAGTTCTTCAGAAAACTTAGAATATTTCCCCTGAAGAAATAAATCCCAATCTTCTTGAATAGAAGAACAATCGAAGACATAAAGATTCTCTTCATTGTTTGAAATAATTCTTTCAAGAAAAGGATGCTCATATATTCTTTTCTCTTCAAATTCTGCAAATGATTGATAATCAACATCATAAAATTTACAGATGAGTTTGTAATCCTTTTCAGAATACATCCCGTCTAGACACACGAAGGTCTGAACAAAAGGATGTTCAGACTTTTTATATCCTAAAAATGGAAATAGAAACGTTCTGGACTTTTGAAAATATTTTTTATAAGCAGACTTTATCATGTCACAAAACTACCAATTCCTTTTCAAATTCGTAAGGAAGTTGATAAGATTTGTTATTATAATGATATAAAGCCCTTTCAACAGCTTCTTTAAAGTTTTCCAGCCATTCGTTCAGTGTCTTTTCTGTTACAGGAAAAGGATATACGTTTAAATTATTGTCTATAACAATAAAATGAAACTGTAGATTATATCCGTTTTCCATTAGGTAAAAGTTTTTTATTACCGCTATGGAATACATAACAGCTTGTAAATCATAACGATAATATTCTACAGAATCTTTAAAATCCTTCAGACTTTTAGATGTAGTCTTAAAATCGTTTATATAAATGATTTTTTGTTCATGATCTATTTTGACATTATCTAAAATAGATTTAAATCCGAACGGTAAATTGTCAAAATCGTATTCTAGATAATGTTCATTATAAACTTCTATATTTTTAAATGTAGAAGCATCGTCTTGACCCAACAACTCTAATACTTTTTTATTCTTTCTGACTTCATTAACAGCTTCTACACAATAATCGTAATCAGATTGATCTAAAACGATTTTATCACCTTTATTTTTTAAGAAATCAAAGTAGCTTTTAGTTTCTTCGGTGATAATTTTATTTAATCTTTGTTCATCTGTTTTTAGATTTTGATAGTAATTGATATCTTTCATAACATTTAAGATTTCTTCTTTGAAATCTTCTAAATCAGATACGGGATGCATTTCAGTTAAATCACGAACTCTGGAATATAAGATATCAATAACATCTTTAACAGTACCTTTTGGTGCTGTATTAGGGAATATAGTAAAATGTTCAGAGAATTTTTCTTCTTCTAAAAGAAGCATGTGAATAGCTTTCCCTTTAATCAAAGAAGGAGTGAGTATGTCTTCTTTATGTCCTAATACATAAAGCTCGTAAAATTTCTTAGGAGAATAAAGAAGTGTATTTAAACTACTATAAGAGAACCTAAAAGGTTTTTTATAAAACTCTTCTTCTAGTTTATATTTGGATTCGTTTATTAATTCTTCGAACATAAAAAAGATTTTGATATTTAGTTAAAGTTTTTCTTTTTAAACGGGATGAATTTTAGATTATTAAGTTTCAAGTTTTTATAATTCCCGTCTTTAGGAACAACAGATCCTCTTTTATTAAGATACTCAGGATGGAAACTTGTGAATATAAGTCTGTTGTAGGAGTAAGTTTTTTTACGTCCGTTTTTACATAACGAACATCTTACTATATACTTCGAACCTTTAGGTATGAAAACAGGTTTTATATATCTGTTATACTTTATACCGTATATTTTACCTAGGTTGCTTACTTTATATAAACCTTCATATCCAGGGATATCTACCCAAATTTCTTCAAGTTTATTTTCGTAAACAGAAATCGGTTCAGTATTTTTTAATTTTTTATTTCTGAAAATACTTGTAAAGTTTAACAGTAGCTCTTTAATTTTATTCATCTTCATCTTGACAAATATTTAATACATCTTTTTTAAAAAATCTAGAAATAATATTTTCATTATAAGTATCTTGTTTTAATACATCACACCGGATTTGATGTGATAATTCGGCATATGTCATATATTTTTTGTTATGACATAGTTCTAGAATTTCTCTGGAAAAGTTTTCTTTTCCGTATTTTTTAATATCTTCTTTAAGAGTTTTAGAAGAACCATAATAATCTTTCCAGTCAGATTCTTTTATTAGGTATTTATAAGTTTTTCTAGTACCTAATAGTTTCTTTTCTTTTTTAGAAATTCTAACTTTCCTTTTGTTTCTTAGAATCTTTTTACCGATATAAAATTTACCGGTAATAAGATTTGTAATTTTATACACAAATCCTACTACACAAGGATCAAAATCATTTAAATCATTTACAAATTTGTTATTATATATCCAACTCATTGAGCTTACTGTTTATTGATACAACAAGCTTTCTCATCACTACTGCCGGCCCATATTTTTTTACGGAATCGGAAATGTCTTTTTCCATTCCGATATAAACATGAGGAATGTTATATTTTTCTTTATACTTTCCCATAGCTTTCATTCCAGCATCGTCATTATCAAACATCACAAGTACTTTTTTGTATTTACTCAAGTACTGTTTCATAAGTTTATCTGAAATAAAGCTATTTTCACTATCTGGTGCAATAAGGTCTAAATTTAAATTAAAACTGGCAGTAGTCATTATATCTTTTAGACTACTGGTTATAACTAAATAATCTTTGTCGTTTAATTGTTCAGATCCTTGTAAATAAGATTTTACTTTTATAAATTTTTTATCAGGTTTTTTCGGTTGATATACTTTATACAGTTCACCGTCTTTAGTGAAGTATCCGTATATATAATTTCCGGATACATGAAAACTTTTATCCGGTTTACTCATAACATATCCTTCTAAAGGATATACATTATATCTTTTTAGTAGAGAAGAACCGATGTTATAAGATAACCAGTACGTACTATCTTCTTTTGTCCAATTTCTAATTTCATATTCTGTTACTTTAAACCGAGGATGTTCTTTTAAATTTTCGGTTTTATAACTTTCATTTTGATTATTGTATTCGTTAATGATGAGATTTACAGCTTCCGAAAAAGTTTTATTTTTAAGTAATTTCACCAAGTCTATAGCAGAACCTTGATGCCCGGAAGAAAAATCTTTAAATTTATAAGTGTTTTTATGTTTATCATAATAGATAAACATACTGGGTTTTGTATCTGAAGGATTAAACATGGATTTAATCCTTACGTTTTGTCCTGTTAATTTTTCTTTTAGATTACAATATTTTTCGAATATGTATGTTTGAGGTACTTCATTTATATTAGTTGCTAAATTTTTTGTAGTAATCATAGTGATTATAAAATAATAAAAAGTGTAGAGAAATTAATCTCTACACTTTTGTATAATTATACCATGAAATCACTCAAAGCATTAGTGGTTCCGTTTGTTGGAAACGGTTCACTGTTCAAGTCAAACGGAGCCGGTTCAAAAGAATCTACGCTTTGAGATTGTTGTTGTAGTTTGATGATATGAACATTCGGATCAAAGTTGATGAGATTGGTCTCGTCACCACCTTCTCTTACGTAAGCAGTTTCATTTCCGTTTGTTCTAGGAATGAAAAGGTTATATTGAATATAACCGTTCTTCTCATATTGTTTACCGGCAATAACCATTTTTAGTTTTTTACCTGCAAACAAAGAAGCTGCTTTGTTCATATATTCTTCTATGGTATCAGCTTGAATTTCATCTAATTCTTGACGAATATTCAAAGCTCCAGCCAACTTAGCTAAATCTCTAAGTATACTTCTGTCTCGATAAACTTGGATACCAGTTTTAGTTACAGAATCTGCATATTCATATCTTGACAGATTTACTCTTCCTATCTGTCCTTTGTAACGTCCTAGATTTTGATTATTAGGATCAATAAAGAATCCTTCAAAATCAGGACCCAAATCAGGTCCTTCTACATTCAACTGAACTCTATAAGCTCCGGCTTGAAAACCTGGAACTAATTCCATAGAGTTAATTCTTACTACATGTACACCTGGAGTTAAAGTTTTCGAACTGCTGTTTTCTGTAATGTTCTTAGTACTAAGCATATGTTATATATTAAGATTAGATAATTGGTGAAATAAATTAAGAAATAGAATTAAAACATTTTATGCTTCAACTAATTTAGAAGCAGGAGTTATATCAGAATTTGATTCTTCTAAATCGTATTTAGATATTGCTTCTTTTACGATTTGTAAAGAATTTTCTATTTCAAAGCTATCAAACATTCCCATGGGAGATTTACATGTATTATCTCCATTGTTATTGGTTTCAAATACATATCTAACACCTCCTTCTGGATTCTTTTTTACTTTAGCAAATAAAACTACTCTGAAGAAACCTTCAATTGTAGCTTTTTCATGCATGAGTTTTCCTATAGTCTTAGCTCTATAGATTTTCTTACCTTCTACATCGGTTCCTTCTTCTACATGAGTTAAGATAAATACTGTGAGATTGTTTCTCATTGTAGCAATGTTCCTTAAAATAGAAATTGCATGACCTCCTATGTCGTTGTATTTGTCGAAGCCTTTCTCGCTGATTCTGTCAAAAAATTCAAAAGCACTCATGAACTGAAAATCGTCTATAACAAGATTAGTGATTTCCGGTCTTTTAGTATTTACATAGTTCATTCCAGCTAATATATTAGCAGGTTTATGATCTATGTAGAGGTTTCCAGAAGGATTGTCCTTTGTCCAGAGTTTGTAATTTTTACTCCAACCCGGAAAAGGAAGTTCTTTTCCTGAAACATTAATGATAAAAGTTTCTTTCGGATTTAGTGTTCTGATGCTGGCTGATTTTCCACAACCAGATTCTGCTACAATTAATACTGATTTAGCCATGTCAAAAAAGTTCTTGATTAGTTTTCATTATTAAATCATTCAGCCATTTCTTTTTACTAACCGGTTTCTGCCATAGAATAGCAGCTAAATCGGTTATAGTCATTTTACTGTAGTGTTCGTCTGTCACTTCATCTTCTATTCTTTTTTCTTCTGAAGAAGATGAGATATTAAAGTTTAAAGAAGGAATTTTCTTTTCAATTTTTACTTCTTCTAAATCTGTCAACGGTACTGCATAAGACCCGGAAGGAAGTAATTCATAAATGTCCTCGTAATTTTCTCTATAAGAGAGTTTCCATAACCTTCTATTTTCATCTACCGGTTCTAAGTAGGAGTCTACAAATTCGATGAAAAATCCTTCTGTTTTTCTAAATTCAGAAGGAAAAACTCCTATTACATCCATGCCTTTAAATTTGAAAGCGTACTTCGGAGAAAGATTTGAATCCGGTACGTTTAATTCCATCAGAGTAGGTTTATGGAAATCTCTGATTTTCATTGTCTTTTCTTTCTTCTCCTGTGGTGTGAGTTTCGAAGAGGAAGAAGAAGTTTTTAATGTACTGATCATTTCATAATAATTGATTTGTTAAGGTATAAAGTTTATCTGTTGTTTAGTAACTCTTGAAGCGTTAGAATTATTAGTTCCGCTATTACTTCTAAGAGTAATCTTTCTGGTAGGAGGTGGAGGTATTTCTTTTATGCTCATGTTTTTGAATTCTGCTTCAAAGAAGCATAAACTATTTTCACCATTTCTAGCTTTTAGAAAATGTATAGCTAATAAATTAGGTGTGACTTCAAATTGTTCTGGACCATATGTATCCAAATTGTAAAGAAAAGGTCTGTTAATTGCAGCTAGTAAATCAGAGTGTTGCAGTAACGCATCTGCTCCAAATACATCTGCTGTTGTAGGATAATTTCCTACAGTACCCGGAACTTTTCTGTTTAGTTCTTCAATACTCCTATTCATTTGCGTAAGAATAATAAACATTACAGGAAGTTCTTTTTTCATTTTTGTAAGCTTCTCTCCTAAATCATATAACACATCTAATTTATCTTTATCACCAGGAGATTTAGCTACCAGAATACTATGGTCCAATGTTACTATCGTAGGTTTTTGAACTTCTATAATAAAGTTCTTAACCTCTCTTTCTATCTGTGATACAGTAAGAGGAGTATCGATTTGATAAATATCTAAGGCTATACTTTTTTTAGTATGTGCCCATATTTTATTCAAATCTTCATCAGGTAATTTACTGTCTACAGATAGTATCTCTTTGTAACTTTTGTTAATTACTGAAGAGAATTCTCTTATTCCAGTGCTTTTTGAAGTCATTTCAAATTGTAAATCCAGTACTGCAAAATCTTCTGTAGGATTTAACTTATGAGCATTCCTGGTAATTTGATTTACTATTAACGTTTTACCACTACCAGGTCTACCGGCTATTGTTACAATGGTATTCCATTCTAACCCTCCAGTACCTGCTTCATTAAATTTAGCCCACGGTGTTCTGATAGATTTGATTTTACCATCTCTTCTATCTACAATATAATCGTAAGCTTCTTTGTGTATTTCAGATATATGCTTCCACAATCGGTTTGCTGAAGCTTTAGGTATAGCAACGGCAGCTTGTTCTTCAGAGTTTCCAGAATTGTTAAGTAAGAGATTTTTATAAATCTCTTTAGGATCTGTATACCCTGTGTCATTTATATTCTTAGTTGTTAACATCTACATTCTTTTCAATTTTATCGTTTAATATTTTAAGAGAGTGTTCATACCCCTCTATTTTTCCTTTTTTTAAAGAAACATCTATAACATTTAGTAAGCATATTTTAAATGCTTTTTCTGTCACAAATCTTACGTCAAGATTTTCAATATTCAGAATTTTTTTAATAGGTTCTGGTACTTTAATTGTAACTTGATCAAATAATTCAGAGCTCATTTTAAAGAGTTCTTTAGCAGAAGCTTCATCAAAACAAAATGTTTTGAAACTTTCTGAATTCATGATGTCTAGATCATCATTGTTAAAAACATAGTCCTGAACTTCTTGAGTTTTGTTTTCCATTCTTAATAGAGTTTTATAAAATTTTATAATTTCCTTGATAGTCGCCTTCCGGTACGTGCAATTCAACAGCTAATCCAGGAATTATCTTATCTAGATACTGCACTCGCCTCACCCCCTATGTAAAATACTATTACTTAAACATATGGTGCAATCCCTTAAAAT